AATAAAAATTATTAACCAAGTGAAAAATCATGAAAATAATATTCTGTCTGCCGGGGGCATCTTACTCCGGCAGGTTTTTGCAATGTTGGACTAATCTCCTTGCAGAACTCCCCAAATACAAAATCTCTTACGGACTCTCCCAAGATTATCTCTGCAATATCTACCATGCACGAACAAAAGTGCTTGGTGTATCTATAGAGAGAGGTGTAGACCAGAAACCGTTTGACGGCAAAGTGGACTACGATTACATCATGTGGATCGATTCCGATATGGTGTTCAAACCAGAAGATTTCTTCAAACTCCTAGACCACGATAAAGACATCGTATCTGGCATGTACAAAATGTCAGATGATGTGAATTATGCAACCGTTGAAACGATGGATGAAGAGTTCTTTGAAGAATGGATGTATTACCAATTCATGCAAGATAAAGATATTGAAAACAAGAAAGAAACCCTCTTTAAGGCCGATTACACAGGTATGGGTTGGATGCTGGTTCGCAAAGGAGTCATCGAAAAGATGAAATACCCCTATTTTTACCCCCGAAAACAGGTGTGGAAACAGCATGGTTGGGAAGAGTTTGTGTGGGATGATGTAGAATTTTGTCTCCGAGCTCGTGAAAACGGACACGATATCTGGATTGACCCTAAAATCCGAATCGGCCACGAAAAAGTCAAGATATTGTAATACCTTCCAAAACTTCCGTAGAATAAATATATGTATAAAACCTATAAATATGCATAACCCCTTATGGAAGTTCAATGGCACTTACAATCAAGAAAAAAGTTCAAAATTATACGATAGATCAAGGCGCAACCTTTGAGAAGACGATTGGTGCAGAAAGTTCGGCTTCTGTCGCTGTAACGATATCTTCTGGTACGGTTGCGGGCGCAATGATCAAGAATTTCTCTTACGCAAATACTACCCAAGCATTCACAACTTCTCTTACTGGTGCAAACTGTACCTTTTCATTGACTGCAACTCAAACAGCGGCACTCACAGAGGGGAAATACTACTATAGTCTTACATATACACAAAGTGGTGGTGTAATTAAAGAACGACTCGTAGAAGGACTCATCACAGTTGACCCATCTGCTGAAATTAATAACGGATAAATGAAACTATGTCAACAACACAACCAGCATCAACTACAGAATTAAAAGAATATTGTCTGAGAAAATTAGGAAAGCCGGTCATTGATGTCAATCTTGCAGACGAACAGATGAATGATATGATTGATGAAGCGATCCAAATGTTTCAAGAGTATCATTTTGATGGAACTGAAGTACATTATTTGCCAGAACAAGTGACTGCAAGTACATTGACTTTTGCAAGTGGATCTACTGGAACATTTACTGCCGAAGAAACAATCACGGGCGGAACATCGAATGCAACTGCAACAGTCCATGCAGTAACAAGCAATACTGTTCTGAAATTCAAGGAACACAAAGATGGAAATGGACTTAGGGCTGCGAACACTTCTGGTGCAACATTTACGGCAGGAGAAACAGTAACAGGTTCAAGTTCTGGTGCAACTGGTGTTCCTCATGGAACACAAGCAACCGCCGTTTCATTTGGAAATGCAGATACACGATATTTAACAATCGATGATACGATTATTGGAATAAGAGATGTTTTGCCAATTAGTCGAGCACTTTCTTCAAACGACATGTTTTCGGTTGAATATCAGTTTAATCTAAATGAACTTCCAAGTGTTCTTCAAGGCGCTGGGGGATTGGCCTATTTTGCAGCCACTAAACAGAATCTTTCTCTTTTGAATCAAATGTTTTCAAGTGGAACATCACGACAAATGAGATTCAACCGCATGACAGATAAACTTCATCTGGACATGGATTGGGACAATGCAGTTGATATTGGTGATTGGATTATAGTCCAATGTTTTAAAAAGATTGATGGTGCAACTTATACAGAAATATACAACGACATCTTTCTGAAAAAATATACAATTGCATTATTTAAGAAACAATGGGGTCAAAATTTAATCAAGTTTGAAGGAATGCAGTTGCCAGGTGGTGCAACTTTGAATGGAAGACAAATTTATGATGATGGAAACACAGAACTAGAACGACTTGACGAGGAATTGCAACTGAAATATCAGTCGCCCGATAACTTTTATGTAGGATAATCGAATGGCTACAAATTCATATTTCCGCAACTTTGATGCGAAAAATGACCAAGAACTTTTACATTCGATTGTCACCGAATCAATTAAAGTAACTGGTTATGATGTAAATTACATTCCTAGAACCCTTGTCAATGAAGATACGATTCTTGGCGAGGATTCTATTTCCGAATATAAAGATGCATATTCGGTGGAGATGTTCATCAAGTCCGTTGATGGTTTTGAAGGTGAAGGAGATCTCGTTTCTAAATTTGGTCTGGAAGTACGTGACCAAATCATATTTTCCCTATCAAGACGAGCATGGGAAGGTTTGGATATAGGGACTCGACCAAAAGAAGGCGATCTCATTTATTTTGGTTTAACCAGTAAACTTTTCCAAATCATGTTTGTTGAACATGAACTGCCCTTTTATCAAGCGGGCGCACTCCCAACATTTGATCTGACTTGTGAACTCTTTACTTATTCTGATGAAGCACTTGATACTGGAATAGACACAGTTGATGATATTGAACGAGAACAATCTTTTGTTCGTACATTTGAACTGTCAAGTATTTCTGGAACATATACTGTAGGAGAAACAGTTACAGGTGGAACTTCTGCCGTTACTGGTGAAGTTGCTCGATGGGATTCTGCAACAAGTTACTTGTATCTCATCAATATGACTGGCACATTTACGTTGACAGAAATTATCACAGGTGCAACAAGTCTGGCTACTGGAACCTATGCAACTAAGATTACAACCGATGAAACTACAGAAACTTTATCAACAATTGATGCTGGTACATCTGATAAAGTAAGTAGTTCTAAACAGTTTGAGATTGATGCAGATTCCGTCTTTGACTTTTCTGAATCGAATCCATTTGGAGATAATCCGTAATGTTTGGAACATATTTTTATCACCAGACCTCAAGAAAGATGGTGGTTGCGTTTGGTTCGTTATTTAATAATATAGAAGTTCGTAGAACTGATAGTAACGATGCAGTAACCGAAGTTATTAAGATTCCTCTTTCTTATGGGCCAAAAGACAAGATGTTGGTTAGGATCAGTCAAGATCCGAGCCTAAACCCAAAAGTAGCACTTACTGTTCCACGAATGGGATTTGAGTTGACCTCCATGACTTATGATGGTGCGAGAAAACTCAATACGATGGGCCGGAATGTTAAAAAGGGAACAACTGGACTCAAGAAACAATACAATCCAGTGCCGTATAATTGGGATTTCTCCCTTTATGTGTTTGTAAAGAATGCAGAAGATGGAACACAAATCCTAGAACAGATCCTTCCATTCTTTACACCAGATTTCACAGTAACAATGACTTTGATTTCTGGCATGACTGTTAAAATGGACATTCCTTTAGTATTGAACTCTGTTACAAGTGAAGATAGTTATGAGGGGGATTTTGCAACTAGACGGTCTATTATTTGGACATTATCTTTTTTGATGAAGGGGTTTTTATATCCATCTGTTACAGATAATGCAAAAGTTATTACTTCTTCGGTTGTAGATACACACCTTATGTCTGCCGCTACCGCTGCAGATCCGATATATATTGTTGCAGAGGATAGTACACCATACGCACAAAATTATATGATTTTAGATAAACATGAAATAGATGATGCAACACGAATACGAATGTTGTCGGAAGTATCAGAAGACGCTTCTTCTGCTGGACAAACAGTCAGTAGAACAACTGTTGAACCAACGTCTACTGGCGCTTTAACAGATGAGGATTTTGGATTTAGTGAAACTTTTGAGTTCTTTCCACAAGGGAAAACATACGATCCAGTAGCAGAAACAGATAGTTAATGAAAACTGAACAATTAGTTGAGCAAAGGATTGAAAAACATCTTGATCTCGTTGAACATAATAAAGAACATTATATAGAACCTGAAGTTCTTCCTGTTACTATAAATGGAGAAGAAAAAGATACTGATTTTCGATATGCTCGTGAAAACATGTATCATATTATAGAACGTGGTAGAGATGCCATGGATGAACTTTTGGAGATTGCGAAAGCAGAAGAATCACCAAGAGCTTTTGAAGTATTTGGTCAACTTCTAAAAAATATGACTGATACACAAGAAAAATTGATGGAACTTCATCGCAAAAAACAAATTATAGAAAATGATGGAGAACGACAGGAGGTCACAAAAGCACAAAACGTGACTAATGCATTATTTGTTGGTAGTACAGCCGACTTATTAAAATTGGTCAAAAGAGAGACAAAACAAAATGATTGATTTATTTAACACCTCTGAAATGATGATGCTTGGATTAGT